TAGGAGCTTCCATTTTCTGGATTCGCCGGATTGCGATGCCCCAGAGAATGTCTCATCCGACATATCGACGGTCTTCGAGAACTTGTGGATATTCTCCTTGAGCGTGCGCTTCTGGTTCTCTATCACAGAGTCCGACAATTGTTTCACCAAGTAATACACCTTGTCGGTTGATTCCGGGAGGTTGAATGCACCAGTCTTCCTTGCCATCGCCAATGTCTGCTGATCTATCTGGCTTCCTGAGAACACCATGTAGGCAAGCCTCTGCTCCTCGAGTTCGGACTGTACGTCAGAGATGAGGATGTCATACCCGTCTATCGCCTCACGGACTTTCTCGAAGTCCCCAAGCCGTTCCTCGTTGTTGGGGAACTCCACCAACGGGACACCCTTGAACAGGTGGGCCTTTGGTTCTGACACCGGGTAGAACAAGCCGTCACTGCGCTCCTCAAACTCCTGCCAGTTGGTGTCATCATACCATTCGACATGGGTGTAGGATTCACCGCTTTCAGTCTCGATCTTGTAGTACCGCATTGCATACTGTGGCTCGTCGAGCGATGGGTCGTTGATGAATATGCATTCCCATGGGGAGACGTTCATGATCCTGACCTTTCCGTCTGCATCGAAGTACATCAGCCTCGCACCATATCCACAGATCGAGGCTTTCTTGCCTGTCTCCGCATCAAGGTCTGATATGGAATTCCTCCGTATGAACATCTTGAGTGTGGAAGCCGTCTGTTCGTACAGCGTGGTGCTCCCGTACTGCTCGTTGTCAACACTGTAGGCTACAGGATTGCCGAACAGGTATCCGGTGAGGGTGTCGACGATATAACCCCTGTAGTCGCTGGCTATCTTCCTGTCGACTTTCTCCCCTTCATTGTACTCGTACTCCCTGTGCTTGATGAATACATCGCCCTTGTACTCCTCATACAACTTTTTCATGTATGTGGCTCTTACGGTATGTTCGTCAATGAGATCGTGGATGATTCTGTTCATCTGCGACCCTGCCTGAATCTGCTGTATAATCAGCTGGGTGTCCATGCAACCTCCCTTATCTGCTGTAACTCAATGTTCCAACTGCCCTTATCTTACCACGGGTAGTTTCCCTTAGCAATGCCGAGATGCTGTCTGGTGCATCATCAGGCTCCTTTCCTTCCTGATAGTCTACTATCTGCTCGAGGTAATCGGTGTCGGTCTCCGGTGCGAAGACTATGTGGTTCCAATCGTTGAGCAGGTATGTGACTATCTTGATGTGCTTGTTCATGTTCTCACTGTATGTCCTGACCGAGGGCCATAGTTTCTTGAACTCCCCTGCCAGATATCCCTTGTCTGCATTGGTTTCCATGTACAGGCTCCCGACATGGTACTGTCTGAGCAGGGTGACGATCCTGCCGATGACATGGTTCACATGCCCATGGAACACCTTCCCGACAACATGGATGGTGTCGCCGCTTCTGCCCATGATCGTGAGTGCGGTGGTGTTGTCCCCGCCATACGCCGCATCGATGTGGGCGACGCTGTCCATTTCCGGGTATTTCCCATGCTGTGGGTTGGTGAAAAACGAATCCTCGTCGTATACATGCTTGAGTTCGTAGTTGGCGCAGAACAGGCTCATGGTCATGCTCTGTTTTTTCTTGAGTATCTGTTCCTCGCTGAGCAGGCCGGTGTCGTACACGCTCCATCTCTCGGGTGGTGGCATCAGCCTGAACGTGTCGTCCCGGTGCCACGGGGTGCCTATGTTGATCATGACGGATTTCTTGCTCCGTACATTCTGCAACTCCTGATAGACCAAGTCGGTTGCCTCCCTTGCGGGTTTCGATATCCTGTCCTTCAGGGTGATGATGTCGTCAGTGTATATCCGGGGGAAGTGCTTGCCGGTGATGCTGAAACTCTGTGCACCGTTTGCAAGCAACTGGCTTTCCTTCTTCCCGTAGTCGGTGACCAGATTCGTGTGGAGTTCGTCCTGCTTCTCCTTGACGAACTCTATGGGCATCCCGTACAGGGATTTCGCCATCTCCTGCGTGAACGGGTGCTTGAGGCATCTCCTGACAGCCCTGACCACCTCGGATGTGCTTGCCATGTCTTTCCTTACCAGCAGGTTCGGCTCATTCGGGAACAGCACCATCCTGAGGGAGAGTGCAATGATCATGCAGGTCGTCTTGTAGCTGTCACGGTGCGCCTGCAGGGTGATGTCCTCGTCGTGGTATGCCATCAGCTTGATCCATCGGTCATGGATGTCTGCATGCAACAGGTCATATCCGAGAATTCTGGCATACACTATAGGATGTCGTACAATGGCCTCAATCTCCTGTGTTGTCATGCAATTCCTTCTGTACCTTGGACACCATTGCCATGATGTCGACATTGTCCCCTTCACTGTCACCGAGACTCAGTGTGTTCTCGACATGATCCCTCCAGCCGAACCGGTTCTTCATGTTGAAAATCCATACAGCAGGGTTTATCGATGCCTTCCCTGCGGCTCCTGCCCTCCCGAGCGTATGCCACCAAGCTTCCGATATCCCTACACCTTCTTTTATGGCGTCTGAAAACTCCTTGTGTTTCTTCATCCAGTCGTAGCAGGTCTGCTTCGAGATGTGCAGGTTGTCCCTGCAGACTTCCTCTATGCTCTGCCCGTTGCTGAACATTTCCGGTATGGAATCACATATGTCTGGGTTGTACTTCGAGGGTCTTCCCCCTTTTGATTTCACCGCTTCAGGTCTGGTCTTTTCTTCCATCTGGTTTCCACTCCTTTTCAGGAACGACATAGATGGTGTCATCCCTGTCACTTTCATCACCGATTCCCCTTCTTACAGCTTCTTGCTTGGTGATTGCGTATCCGGGGATGCAGTGGGAAAAATCCTCACAGCATGGGGCAAGGTCATCAAGCAGGCAACCACAGTCTTCGTGGCAAAGACCGTTGTAGCCATTCCGCTTAAGGTAATGGTAGACGATGCTGATCACGGTTGTAGGCTTCCCTGCTGGTTTCTTCCTTGGCATGTATCCCTCCTTTGTTCCCTGATGCCTGCTACATGGGAAATGGCCGGGAGGATGAATCCCAGCCACACCATAAGCATCCAGTCTCAGTTTACCCTTGCTTTTCGGGTTTAGCAACCTCTTTGTCTTGCTTGACCTTGTACAGCTCCCTGAGTTCTGACAATTCTTTCTCCAGCTTGATCTTCTCTTCCCGCTCGTACCTGTACAGCCTGTCGGTTCTCTCAAGGTCTTCCTTTGTTTCCTTGTACTTGGTGGCAACGATTGCCAATGCATCCAGCAATTTTTCCTCATTCTGTGTCATCATGGTCTTTTCTCTCCTTCCCCTCCCGGGGTTCCTGATTTACTAGAACAACCTGCCCTGTCCTATGGCTTCCTCAAGCATCTCCGCCTCCAAGTCAATCAATTCAGCCTTGGATGGTTTCGGGTACTTGTAATCATGATCAATCTTCGTACCGTTGAGCCGTATATCTACATCCCAACTCTTGTTGTCGTACAACCCTTCCTTTTTCGGGTGGAGAGCTTCCTGCTCCTCTACGATGAAATCCTCGTTGGACTTTCCCATCGCCCTGCCCTTCTTGGTGTGCATGTCGTACACGTAATCGGGGAACCCGTTGAACTCGGGGTTGTCCATAAGGGTCAAGTCCTTCTCCTCTTCGCTCACCATCAGGTTGCATGCGAAGTAGTCGGCATCCCGGTTCTTGCGGGCCTTGAGCAACAGTACAATAGCCTTCGCCACATATATCTTCGTCCTGTTGTATCCCTCAATCTTGCCTGATTGCCCGGTGACCTCATCCGCTTCATACAGTGCCATGATCTCTTTCGTGACACAGTCGTTGCAATCCTCTGCGGATATAGTGAGAAGCCTTCTCCAGAGATACTTCCTGTATCTCCCGAACATCTCGTTCGCACAGTACCCTGCAAGCTGGTCGTTGCCTCTCCGTATTGCCTTCTGCAAGCCGGAAGCAACATCATACAGGTTGTGACCGTTTTTCGTTAGTAACTCCATAAACCCTCTCCTTGTAATAAATTACTCATACTCTCATACTAGTGCATTTATATGTATTTGTCAATAGTTTTTTATCTTTTGACAATGATATTCGGCACGTTCGTCTTCAGGTTGTACCGGAAGTAATCACCCCATTTCAGGGACATGTACTCGATGCTGTCGAGTTGTTCCTTCCTTGTCTTTCCGTCTGTGGTTCCTCCCTCGTTCTTGTTCTGTTCACCGCTGACGCAGAGGTATTTCGGTTTCAGGATTATCCTGTTGTGTAGCAGTTCCTGCAGGCAACGGTCTATGTCGTCGTTCTTCTCCGCCTTGAAGTCTGGTACTGCCTTGTACACAGCCCTGTTGAACCATCGGAGACCTCCTGCAACACCGGTGAAACCGAATTCGCTGGTGTATCCCCAAGGCTTCGAGGTGAAATCCACCCCGCCGTATCCTATCCTGAGGTCGTACATGATTTGTGCGATACGCTCTATCTCTGCTGTAGCAACTGCAGGATCCTCGATCTCGTTGCTGTAGTCCAGCCGGTAGATGAGGTGCTCAATGTCATCGTCTATCATGGCTATGACATCCTCCTCGGCATTGTCTACTATCCACTGGATCACTTTCAGTAATGAGTCTATCTTGGTATCCTCAACCGCAATCAGATCGGTTATCCCTGCATCACGGTAGCTTTGTTCCTCAGACTTCCTTATGACATAAGTGCAATATTCCAAGGTGTGTGCTGTCTGTATTGCGTGTGAGCGCCCATAGCTCGGGACGTATATGTTAAAGGTTGCCACCAGTTTCCTCCTTGTCCAGCCTAGGCACCA